CTAGCCACAAACCCAATGCTGGCAGTATCAAGAAAAACAAGAGGATTGGGCTGGGATATCCTGTTAAGCACACCATTCGGAAAAGGCGGGTATTTCTATGAAAAATGCACAGATGATGACTACCTGCATATTCATATAAGCTCGGAATCATGCGACAGAATTCCAAGAGAGTTCCTGGCAAAAGAAAGAAAAAGACTAACAAAAGCTGAATATGCCCAGGAATATCTCGGGGAGTTTGTGGATGAGTTCAACCAGTTGTTTCCAACAGAGCTCATCAAAAAGTGCATGACATTTTCAGAATGGAATTTTGAAAAACATTATGAAAAAAATGCAAAATATTATTTAGGAATAGATCCTGCAAGATACGGGCAGGATGAGGCAGCATTTGTAATAGGGGAATTATACCAGAAAGAATTCAAGATAGTATCTGCTATTGAGAAAAAAAGAACGGAAAATAAGATATTAACCGAATTGAGAGATTATACTATTATTATACATGGAATGTTCAATTTCACCCGGATTTTCAATGATGACACAGGCGTCGGGGGCGGGCTTACAGACATGCTGCAGGAAGCTCTTGGAAAATCAAAAGTTGTTGCAATAAATAATGCAACAAAATCAGTATATTTCAAGGCAGATGAAAAGCGAGCTCGCATCATGAAAGAAGACCTATACAGCAATGCTTTAGGCATGATGGAGCGCGGAGAAATAGAAATAATTAATAACATGAAGCTATTACGTTCATTAAAGAGCGTGCAGTTTGAGTATACAAAGGATAGAAATTTGAGGATTCACGGAAAATATACCCACCTGGCAGAAGCATTTGTCCGCTGCTGCTGGGCGTGGCAGAGCAAAGGGTTGAAATTGTTTTGTAATTGATAACAAAAAGTAAAGGCCAAATTCTCAGGCCTTTGAAAAAAGGATAACAAAATAACATTCCTGGAAGATCTCCGGGAAGGAGGAATGATAGCAAAATGGCATACACAGGAGTTTTAACAACTGAAGATGAAATTGCGATATTTGCCGGGGAAAATGTAGATGCTACAGGAAATACAGAGGCTAATCGTAATCTCCTGGTTGCACAGGCTGAAGCCAGGTGCTGCGGTTTAAGCAGGTATGATTGGGTGACAAATGTAGCAACAATAACAGCTTGCGCTTTAAAAGTCCTGAATGAGTATTGCGCCAGGTATGCTGCAGCTGCTTTAATTGCCTACAACATGGGGGGCTTTACATCAAGAATAGAAGCTGAAAATATGCTTAATATTCATCTGTATGAGATGAAAAAAATAGAAAAAGAAATGCTCATGGAACAAAAATGGGTAAAGTTTGCAGGAGGCCAATAGAATGGTTTTGACATTACCGGGGGGAGAAGAGATAATCCCAAGGCAAAAAGATGTAAGAGAGACATCTGTTGATTCTGAAAGCCTGGCACAAGTAAGGACTAAGTGGTGGAGTATGCCAGGGCTGGCTTGCCTGCCTGAAAATGATTCAGGAGATTATACAAGAGATTACGCTACAGGAGCCATGCAAGTTGATAACACAGACGACCAATGCTTTTATATTGGAGTCAGGCTGCCCCATGGTGCAGTAATAAAGACAGTTGAAGTAGTAGCAGATAACCATGCAGCAGACGCAAACTGGATATTTTACAGAGCTACAAAAGCAGGAGGCTCAAGAGTAACTCTGGCAGCTGATGATTTAGACGGAGACCAAACAGCACAGGCAGTAAGCTCAAATGCAACTGTAGACAATGAAAATTATATATATTATTTCCTGCTAGATTTAATAGATGCAACAAAAAAAATCTATGGGTTCGTAATAAGCTATGAGCTTGACGACCCATGGGCATAAGGAGGCAAAATGGCAAAAACGAAAATAGATTCAGCGGATTATACAGACATGACAAATATAGTTACAGATTACAGCTCGCCAGCAGCAACATCCACTTCAATTTATAAATATCAAATGCAGTGGGACAGGTGGCACAGCATATATAAAGATGTTGCAATTTTAGCAGCTTTAATCAATGCAAAAGCATTCTGGACAGTAGGCAAGGGGTATAAAGGCGGAAGCTCAAGGCTGCAAAAAATCAGGGGAAACGGAAAGCAGACTTTTAATACAATCCTCTATAATGGAGCAAAAGTATATACTATAGGTGGAGATTTCTATGCTGAAATTGTAGAAAATCCGATTAGAAAAGTTTTTACAAAGCTGGGAGAATTTATTGAAAGAAAGATAATAAATTTAAAGCCATTAAATCCGGGCAGCATAAAAACAATAGCAAAAGACAACGGAATGATTGAAAAATATGAGCAATGGGCCATGAATTCTATCAGCGGAAAACCTCTTCATGTTTTCAGGCCTGACCAAATATTTCATCTCTCATGGGATTCAATAGCAGACCAGATTCATGGAAACGGAACATGTGAAAAATTAGAGGGAACTGTAGCAGCCTATAATGAAGCAAAGGCAGATATGCGGAAGATATTTCATAGGTATGTTAAGCCTTTATTGATATTTTTTGTAGATACAGATGATCCTGCTGAAATTGCAGCTTTCAAATTGAAAGTAGATAAGGCTGTAGAGTTAGGGGAGAATATGGTATTGCCATATGATACTCTCAAAGATATGGAAAAAATGAGCATTCCGCAATATTCAACTCTTGATCCGATGCCATGGATTGCAAATCTTGAAAGAGATTTCATTCTTGCTGAAAATTGCCCGTCTGTAATAATAGGCAGCACAGAAGAAAAAGATACAGAGGCCAGCGCAAAAGTTTTGTATCTGAGCTGGCAGCAGGTTATAGAGTGGAACCAGTTATTTATAGAAGAACAAACCAGGGCGCAGCTGGGAGAAAAAATTAAGCTTGAATTTCCTGCGAGCCTTGAGCCTGCGCTGCAGGGAGACAATGCAAAAGCAAGAAAAATGGATAACATGGAGTCTGGCATTGGCCAGGCATCCGGAGGAAAAAAATGACTGAAAAAAAAGAAGAAGAAAAAACTAATGATCAAGGACAATCTGATGATGGCAAAAAGAAAGACGAACAAACTCCTAACAAGCCAGAAGATAAGTCCTTGATAAACCTGCCTGCAATAAAACAGGCCGAGGAAGTGCTTAAAAGAATGGAAGAGAAAGAAAAAGCAATTGAAGAGAGAGAGAAAGCACTTGATGAAAAAATCAAAGAATTCGACAGGGTTGCTGCAGATATGAAAATGGGAGGGTTCAGCAGCGGAACACCGGAAATGACAGATGAGCAAAAAGCAGAAGCTTCAGCCAGAAAACTCGTTGAAGGGACAGGGCTAGAAAAAATGGCAGGATTCAAATGAAATTTATTTTTGTTTTTATTGAATGCCGGATTTGCGGAAAAATACGCAAAGCAATTAAAGATACTCCAAGAGAAATTGAAGAGATATGCGGAAACTGCTGGGATTGGGAGAAATTTCCAGGCTCGGGAAATGACAGCCCGCAGTATGTTAACAGGGAAAAATATATACCAAAATATCCAAAAAAATAATAAATTGTTATCATATTGATAACAATATTTATATATTAGCTAATCAGGTTAATTCTTGAGGTGGTTTTTGATGGCGAATGAAGCCGTTATAATTGAACTGTTAGGAAGCCCAAAAGGGCACCCGGTAAGGTTCACTTGCGCAGATGGCGCAACAATAGAAAAAGGCACATTTCTAGAACTAGATGACCCTAGAACTGTTGCAGCTAATGGAAATGACAACGCGCCCTTTGTAGGGTTCGCAGCTGCTGAAAAAGTAGCTAGTGACGGAGCAACAACAATAACAGCATACACATACGGGATATTTGATATTCTGACAGATGCAGGCACAGACAACGCAGGAGCGCTCCTGGCTAATTCAGGAACAGCAAACACTGCGCAGACCGCAGATGCTGCAGACCTATTACAGGGCAGCGTTATTGGAATGGTGCTGGAAGATGCAGGCAACGCAGAAGTAGCTGCTGTCTGGGTAAATAAACCATAGGAGGGAAAAAATGGCAGATTCAGCAGGAATGGCGGATTTAAGGGCGGAAAATGTTTCAAGAATTGTTAAAGGATTCGCCCTGGCAAATTATAGATTCAAGGAGCTGGTGATGGTAACGCCAAGCTCTGCATGGACAGAAACATATTACCAGGAAACAGCAGCAGACTTAACTGGAGGCACAGGCTCTGCAGTAAAAGGAATTCCGAGGCTTGCGCAATTTCCATATGGGGAAGTTACCTGGACAAAACAGCAAAGCAGACAGGTAAAGCATGGTATGGAAGGAGTGATTTCATATGAAGACTGGAAAACAAATGCTATAGATGTAATAGCAAGAACACTCCTCAGAATTGCAAGAGCAGTTGTAAAATCAGTTGATGCAGAAATCTGGGATGTGATTTCAGAGAGCCAGACCGCAGTAAATATTAACAGTTACTCAATAACTGCAGGCTATGAATGGAACAGCGCAACACTGGCAAACAGAGATCCTTTGCAGGATTTGCTGTTAGCAAAAGCTGAGGTAGACACAGACAACTATGACATAGACCAGGGCGGATTTTGGGCTGTCAATGGAACAGACCTGGCATACTGCATGAGCAATGACAAATTCAGAAAAGCATGTGAAATGTTCACAGATGATATTTCAAGAAACGGAAGAATAGGCAGAGTTGTAGGGCTTGATATCATCAAGAGCAATAATGTGACTGCAGACTATTCAATGATCGGCATTAAAAAAATATGCGCTTCATGGAAAGCAGTTGTGCCATTGACAGTTATTATAAAAGAAGAGCCGGGAATAAACTGGGTTGTAAGAGCCTGGGAAATAGGCACTACACAGCTGACAGACCCAGAAGCGCTATGCTTAATAGATAATACGAGGGCTTAAAAATGTCTCAAAAAACAAGACTAAAATTAGCCAGGCATTACCTGGAAATGGAGAAGAAAGTTGCAGAGGGAAAACTTAAGCCAAGTGTATTGAAAAAGCATGAAAATTACAAAAAGTATGTTGATGAGCTGCAAAAAGCTGATGATGAAAAAAAGCCGGAAAAAAAGGGACTTTTCATCAAGCCAGGAGCTGATAAATAATGGCAGCCGGAGATGTCACATGGACAACTCTGGGACCATATGATGTAGACTCTGCCGATATTAAAACTGCTATGGACGCTCAAAGCACAGGAGCTGCAACAGAGGGAACCAGCACGACTACATTTTTTGTTGTGCCTGTTGCCGAAGGCAGGCAAATTATGATCTACAAAATGGTGAGGGCTGGAGCATGAGCGGAGAAACACTGCACCCGATTGCTTTGATTGTGCCGAAAATGACAACTGCAATAAGAGACACTCTAGTAGCTGAAGTAGGGACAATCATCTATGATACGACACAGAATAAGTTGTGCTTCTGTGTTTCTGCTGCTGCAGGAGCTTCAAGCTGGGAACTGATAACATCAGCAGCAGAGTCATAAAATTAATTATTTTCTTTTTTTAAAATGGTAGATAGAGTTGAAAAATCAGCAGCTTTCAGAGAAGCTACTGTCGAAAAAACACCTGTAAACAATAATGATGTAGCAAATAAACTATATGTAGATTCTGTTTCTGCTGCAGATTTGGAAAATGTAGCCAGCCATATTATCCCACAGATTGATGAGACGTATGATTTAGGCTCGCAGGAAAAAAAATGGAGCAATATCTATGCTTATGTTGCATTCCTCACCACAATGCTTGTAATAGGGGGAATAGCGATATATTATGATGCGAGCAACGGAAGATTAGTAATTAATAATTCTATGCTTGTAAACGGCTCTATTGAGGCCGTAGACAATATCACAGCGCAATTCTATTATGGGGATGGAAGCCTTTTAACAGGCATTGCAGCTGCGATTTCTAATTGCAATTCCACCGGGAGCTGCGCTGCAGGCCAGGTTGTTTACAATGACTCTTCTATAGTCTATGACATTAATATCAGCTGGAATAGTTTAACTGAAATTCCTGAAGGATTTGCAGACGGAACTGATGACGGAGCTGGTGGCTCTGCAGATACAAATACAAATGTTACAGAAGTCCAGGTAAGCGGGACTTCAACAAAATATCTGAGCATTGTCCAGGACGGCCAGAGCAATATAACTGAGTCATGGACAGATTATGACACAGACACTACATGCGATAGTGGATCCTGTGATATTGCAAATACAGGGACTCTGGACGGGTATGAGGCAGCTGCTCTACTGGATGACACTAACACAAATACAAATGTTACAGATATCCAGTTTACAGGAGGAAGCACAAAAACATTAACAATAGAGCAGGGAAACGGAGATCCTGCAAATTTAACTGCTTCTTTTGTCGATTGGGACACAACTTACACGAATGCTAGCTGGAATACTGCAGCCATCCCGGGAAACGTGAGCTGCGACAGAGTTAATGGCTCTACAAGCAATCTCTGCAGCCTGGTTGATACAGACACTACTTACACGAATGCGAGTTTTAATATTGAGCAGATCCCCGGCAGGGTAACTCACAATGCAACAACAAACCTAACGCTGCAGGATAATTATTACATCTGTTTAGGCTCGTCTGGCTGCGACGATAGTTATATCGTGTTCAACTCAACAACGCTGATAATTAAGGTAAATTGATAACAAAAATAAAAGCCTGGAAGACGG